TGGGGGTATACTCGTAACGGTTCGTCCCCCCGAACTTTTATCTAACTCTCTTAAAAATGACTGCTACAATTTCACAACAACGACAACTTAATACTTGGGATCAATTCTGCGATTGGATTACTTCAACGAACAACCGCCTCTATGTTGGTTGGTTCGGTACTCTGATGATTCCAACGTTGCTTGCCGCAACGATTTGTTTCATCGTCGCTTTCATTGCTGCACCTCCTGTAGACATTGATGGCATCCGTGAACCAGTTGCTGGTTCTCTTATGTACGGAAACAACATCATTTCTGGTGCTGTAGTTCCTTCAAGCAACGCTATCGGTCTTCACTTCTATCCTATCTGGGAAGCTGCTTCTCTGGATGAGTGGCTATATAATGGTGGTCCTTACCAACTGGTAGTCTTCCACTTCCTGATTGGTGTATTCTCCTATATGGGTCGTGAATGGGAACTTTCTTACCGACTGGGTATGCGTCCTTGGATTTGTGTCGCTTACTCAGCCCCTGTTGCCGCTGCTACTGCTGTTTTCCTTGTTTATCCCTTCGGTCAAGGATCCTTCTCTGACGGTATGCCTCTTGGGATTTCAGGAACTTTTAATTACATGCTTGTATTCCAGGCGGAACATAACATTCTTATGCATCCCTTCCATATGCTGGGAGTTGCTGGGGTCTTCGGTGGTTCTCTTTTCTCTGCTATGCACGGATCTCTTGTCACCTCTAGTCTTGTACGTGAGACGACAGAAAATGAGTCTCAGAACTATGGATACAAGTTCGGACAAGAAGAAGAAACATATAACATCGTAGCTGCACACGGTTATTTCGGTCGCCTTATTTTCCAATATGCTTCCTTTAATAACTCACGTTCACTGCACTTCTTCCTTGCTGCCTGGCCTGTTGTGGGTATCTGGTTTGCTGCTCTAGGTGTTAGCACCATGGCATTCAACCTGAACGGATTTAATTTCAACCAATCTCTGATTGATAGTCAGGGTCGTGTGGTTAACACTTGGGCAGATATTCTGAACCGTGCTAACCTTGGTTTTGAAGTTATGCATGAGCGTAATGCTCACAACTTCCCACTTGATCTTGCTGCTGCTGATACCACTCCTGTGGCACTCACCGCACCCGCAATCGGTTGATAAGAACTGAATAAGTGATATAATTAAGAGGGTATAACAACCCTCTTTTTTATGTCTCATAATAATCAACACGAACCTATGGAATCCTGGGTCTTCTGGGCTGGTATGGGTATAATGATGTTTACTGTCATTATTTTTGTTGTATTCACTTTATCAGTAATTTATTGGGGATAATTAAGAAATTTATGATAACAACGGAAACTCCTTATAAACTTGCAGAGATTATTCGTGACACTTGGCCTGGACTTTACAGACCATCAAAGGCAACTTATAATAATCAAAGGACTTCAAAAAATGAAAAAGTACAATAGTGAAGATTACTTCTCTGTTATTGAAACAAAAACAGGAAGAAAAATTGTTGATTGTGGGGAAGAGGTAGACGCTCTCTTAATGGTATCATTCGATCCACAAAATCGCACTATCACAAGAAACAAGTTTGTGATGGGACAAGTTGTTGATATTGAGATGCCAAAAGCACTTCCAACAAATGAAATAGCAATCAATACAGAACCTTATAAGCAACATCAGGAAGAATGGATCGTTGAAAAAATTAATCAACTGCCACAAATTAAACTTCCTGAAGGACAAGGAATTCCAGTTAACGCTAAATAACTTTCAGTTTTATAAAACATTATGAAATTTACAGTTTATTCAAAAGACGGATGCCCATATTGCACAAAAGTTCAGCAAGTGCTAGAGTTAGCAGAACTGCAACATGTGATTTATAAATTAGGTACAGACTTTACCCGTGAAGAATTCTATGCAGAATTTGGACAAGGTTCGACATTTCCACAAGTAATTGTGGATGATAAACACATTGGTGGATGCACTGATACTGTTCAATACTTAAAGGAGCAAAATCTAGTTTAATGGATAACAATTTTCACGAAGTTTATGGTGATGTAGAGAAAGCAATTGATTATGCTTTCAAAGGACAGTTTGTTTTAAAATTTTATGACTACTTAAAAGTTCGTGGAACAAGAAGAAATGAAGTAGAAGAGTTTATTGAAAGTGCCACAGCAAGTGAAATCAGTAGTCTAGTAATGGATCTCGATGATTATCTTGAGGGTGGTGCTGATGAAATTCACAAACAACTTCGTGAGGGGTATGGGCATATTCCAAAACCTCAAGCAAGAAAAATTAGAAACTATTTGTACAGCATCCTAGAAGATGCCTGGAAATACAGTCATGATAGACGACCAGGAAGAAAAAAAAAGCAAACTAAATAAGTCAGAACCCCAAATCAATCGGGGAGTTGAGTTACTACTACGCAATAGGAGGAAGAAATCAGAAAGACCAAAGACTTTTCAATTGAGATTTGGTAAAATGATTTCTCTCTTCCGTAGAGAGTTTCATTTCTTTATAGAATTTCATTTTGATGTTAGGAAAAAATAAACTCTCTGGAGAAAACAAATGGAAACAGCATATGTTATAACATTCTCAGTAATGTTCACGTTGCTCTTTTTTATGACAGGAGGTATAATTGGTTGGTTGACGTATAGGCACTTGATAGAAAATAGACCTCCATATTTACATCCAGAGTTTTTTGATGAAAATGGACAAGTGATACCTGACGAAATAGTATCTGTACGATTTGAAAATAGCGATTACGATTATGACTACAACGACGAAGACGAAGAAGACTGAAGCACCTATTGAAGAACTTCCTGTAAATCCTTTTGCATTTGAAGTTCTGAATTTGGTTTCAAAACAAAAAACACATGCTAAAAAGGTAGAAGTTCTTCAAAAGTATGAAGATCCTTCTCTCAAAACAATTTTAATTTGGAATTTTGATGACTCAATTATTTCTATGTTACCAGAAGGTATTGTTCCTTATGCAAGTACTGGGGAGCAAACATCTTACAGTGGAACTCTAAGTGAAAAGATTAGTGATGCTGTATCGAAGATGGAAGAACTTAGATCCAATTCTCTTGGATCAATGGATCAAGGACGTTCTTCTATTCGAAAAGAATATCAGATGTTCTACAATTTTGTGAAAGGTGGTAATGATACCTTGAGTTCTCTTCGTAGAGAAACAATGTTTATCAATATTCTAGAGGGTCTTCATCCATTAGAAGCAGAAATCTTGTGCCTTGTAAAGGATAAGAAACTTCATACTAAATACAAAATCACCCATCAAAATGTTAAGGACGCATATCCTGATATTCAATGGGGTGGTAGAGCATGACAGTTGCAGTAAGCATGGAGAAAAGTATGGCAGAGTACGGAAAGGAAGATAAAAATATTCTGCCAAGTAGCTATGGATGTGAAATTTTACTTGAAAAAACAAGTATTGAGAAAGCAAAAGATTCTTCTTTCCCTAATGATGCATATCTAATTTGGTATAATATTGAAGATAAAAATCATCTTGATCTTGTAAGAGGAACAAGAGTTAAAATTTTTGATATGTACTATGACAAATATGGTCCTGGTGTAGTTCAAAAAATTGATTTTGGATACGGAAGAACTAGTCCCAAATTATGGGGATATCAAAAACCAGAAAAGAAAAAAAGAAAATGAGTGATGGATTTAAGGGATTCGCGAGTCCTGCAGACGATAAAAAGTTTCGTCTTTATATCAAAAATAATGAAGTAGATAAACTCATTAAAGAGTATAAAAAATTAAAGAAGTATCAAAAGTCCTCTATTTTTGAAATTGAAAAGATATCTGGACAAGAAACAAAAATAGATAAACTAATCAACAAATATGGAATAGATTCAGAAGCAATTGAATAATGGGAAAGCACTACTTACTTAACTTGTATGGATGCTCGTTTGTCCTTTTGGACGACGAGCGTTGTCTTATAGATTTATTAGAAAACGCTGCAGTTGCAAGTGGTGCTACTGTTGTTCAAACAATTTCAAAAAAGTTTGATCCACAGGGAGTTACTGTAATTTGTTTACTTTCAGAAAGTCACATTAGTATTCATACTTGGCCAGAGGAAGGTAAGGCAGCAGTGGATGTTTATACTTGTGGTGATTGTAACCCAAAGATTGGATGTGATATTATTATTCATCAACTTTTTGCTCAAAAACATACGTTAAGTTATATTGAGCGTTAACTAAATACATTATATCTGGAGAAGTATATGCTCTCTACTCAATACCGCCTTCGCCTTGAAACAATATGTGAACGAATTGTAAAAGGCGAATCTGTAGAGTTAAGTGATATGATATGGGCAGAAAAATTAGCAAAGGCAAATAGGTCAGCAGCAACAATTCTTCGTCAAGCAAGAAGAAAAGCAGAAAATCCTGATATGCAAGATGGAGATATGGATGATTTTCTCAACCAATTGGATATTGGTGGGTTGGGAAATGAAAGGTTTGGTGTATCTGGATTTAATAATGTGGATGATATTGTAGATTTTTTTAGGGAAGACAAGCCAGAAGATTGGCGGCAAAGAGATTAATTTGTAATATATGTTACAAAACTACTTGACTACATAAGATGGATAGGGGTATAATAATCCCCTAACGTTCATCCTATGACTAAAGCACTTTTGCTTTTAGCATGGGTTCCATTTCTATCTGTTTCAACACCACAAGTTATTGCAACAACACCCGTTTCGGTATCTTGTGACACTGCATTGGAACTAATGGACATCGTTAAAAACGACGATGTAGTAACACAAAAGATAGAGGACCGATTGTTATTAGAACTCCGAAAGGATTTCATCGCAAGGTGTAGATAGGACGGAAGTAAGCCGACGCGGAACGGATCGTTCATTCGCTATTTGCAAATAGTGAACGCAAACGCCGACTGAAGGAACGCTCTTTAACCTAAAAACTAAGGAGAAAACCTAATGTCTAAAGTAGTTTATCGTGGTGTTGAATATGATACTCAAAAGCGTCTTGAGTATCAACAGCAAATGATGCAACAACCCCAACAATACAACGAAACCTATCGTGGTGTTAAGTTTGTAAAGGAGGGACATAAGTGATGCAGAAACTCAACTTCCTTCAACTTATTAAAGAACAAAAACAAAAAGAAGAGAGGCGTCAAAAAGCATCTCTTGCTACTTTGGTAGCAGCAAAATAATTCAGAGGGGACTTGACTCCCCTCTTTTTTTTATGTATAATTACCTTTGTCAGGGTTGATAAAAATGGATAGAGAAAAGCTTAAGCTTATTGTAAGAAACCTTGAATCTCTGGTAGAATGTTTAAAGTCAGAGATTTATTCTGATGTGGATGCTTACAGGCAAGAACCACAATACGAAGAAATTGCACCCTTTATTGAAGATTACGACGAAGTTTTTTATGACGATGATGGATATCCAGACTGAATTTGAATTCATGAAACCAGAAGTAAAACTGATTAGTGTTACTCCTGATGCAGAAAAACATATGGCATATTGTGCCCGTGTAAGTAATCCAGCAAATCAAGAGAATGATAAGTTCTCTGGTCTACTTAAGTATTGTATTCAACATCAACACTGGTCAATTTTTGAACAAGCAACAATGACCGTTGAGATTAATACTACTAGGGGTATAGCAGCTCAAATCCTTAGGCATAGGTCCTTCACATATCAAGAATTTTCACAACGGTATGCTGATGCAAGTCTCTTAGGTAGTTCTATTCCTCTTCCTGAACTACGTCGTCAGGATACTAAGAATCGTCAGAACAGTATCGATGATATTCCTGACTATCTTAAACTCACTTTATGTGAAGATATCAGAGTTCATTTTGAGCAGTCTCTACGCCTCTATAACCGTCTTCTAGAGAAGGGTGTGGCAAAGGAGTGTGCAAGGTTTGTATTACCCTTAGCAACGCCCACAAGACTCTATATGACAGGTTCTGTAAGGTCATGGATCCATTATATTGATTTGCGTTCTGCTCACGGTACACAGAAGGAACATATGGAGATTGCAGAACTCATCCGTTGTATTTTTACTTGTCAGTTCCCTGCAGTATCTGAAGCACTTGGATGGAAGCGTGATGGATGTTCTGATTGTGTAGATGCACCTTCGATTACTATTGAATAAATATTCTCATATAAAATGGAGGAGAAAATTTGGCAACTTATCCTGTAGTTAATAAACAAACTGGTGAACAGAAAGAAGTTACAATGAGTGTTCACGATTGGGATCAATGGAAAAAAGATAATCCTGATTGGGACAGAGATTGGTCAGACCCTTCAACTTGTCCATCAGCAGGAGAGGTAGGAGAGGTCTATGACAGACTTAAGAAGTCTCATCCAGGATGGAATGATGTACTTCATAAAGCATCAAAAGTTCCAGGATCTAAAGTAAAATCAATCTGAGTTTATAACATGCCAGCAAAAAGAAACACTCCAAAGTCACCCGTACCATTTGGAATGAGCAACAAACAAATGAAGAGAAAGAAACCAATCAATTCTGATTTAATGAGGACAATTGATCCTTTGACAGAAAATCAAAAAGAACTTTTCCGTTGTTATAAAAACGATCAAAACATTGTTGCATATGGTTGTGCTGGGACAGGAAAAACATTTATCACTCTCTATAATGCTCTGAGGGATGTGTTGGATGAAAGAAATCCTTACGAAAAAATTTACATCGTTAGGTCTCTTGTAGCAACTCGTGAGATTGGTTTTCTTCCAGGAGATCATGAGGATAAGTCTTCACTTTACCAAATTCCATATAAGAACATGGTAAAGTATATGTTTGAGATGCCAACCGAAGCAGATTTTGAAATGCTCTATGGAAACCTCAAAACTCAAGGTACGATTAGTTTTTGGAGTACTTCTTTTATTCGCGGAACTACTCTGGATAATGCAATTATCATTGTAGATGAATTTCAAAACTTGAACTATCATGAACTTGATAGTATAATTACCCGTGTAGGTGAAAACAGTAAGATCATGTTCTGTGGTGATGCTACTCAATCTGATCTTATTAAGACGAATGAAAAGAATGGAATCATTGACTTCATGAAGGTTCTTCGTATTATGCCCTCAATTGATATTATTGAATTTGGAGTTGAAGACATTGTTCGCTCTGGATTAGTGAAAGAATATATCCTTGCGAAAATGGAAGTTGGTGTATGAGTTTTAATCATTGTAATTTTTTAGGTGATCTTGAACTAGAAAAGAAAGAACAAAATGGCATCCGTCTCTATAACCTTCCTAATGGAGACTGGGTGCCTTCTATTACTTCTGTTACTTCTTTCTACAATCGTCAGATCTTTGTGAAGTGGAGAGAGCGTGTTGGTCTGGAAGAAGCAAATCGCATTACAAAAAAGGCAACTGCAAGGGGAACTGATTTTCACCAAATTTGCCAAGATTATCTTGAAAATAAAGAATTGAACTGGGAAGATTATCAACCTCTGACAAAGTTCATGTATATTCATGCAAAACCTTATCTTGATAAGATAAATAATATTCACGCAATCGAAAGAACTCTATACTCAGAATACTTGGGTCTTGCAGGGAGAGTTGACTGCATTGCTGAATATGATGGAGAACTCGCAGTCATTGACTTTAAAACCTCAGATAAAATCAAACCAGAAGAATGGATTGAAAATTACTTTGTCCAAGAAACATTCTATGCTGCAGCGTATTACGAACTGACAGGAAAGGTTGTTAAAAAACTTATCACTTTAATGGTAACTCCTGGTGGAGAGGTCAAAGTATTTGACAAAAGAAACAAAGGGGATTATATTAAACTATTAGTTCGTTATATTAAAGAATTTGTACATCACAATACTAGGTCAGATGGAGAATGAATTAGAAAAAGTTCTAGAAAGTAAATTCTTTTGCCCATCAAGATTTGCTCAAGAAATTGAAAAGTTGGTTCAGACTAACGTTGATATGAATTATATTGACGCAATTGTTTATTTTTGCGAACAAAATAATATTGATGTTGAGTCTGTTCCCAAACTTATTTCAAAACCATTGAAAGAAAAGATTAAGTATGAGGCAATGGAACTTAATTTTCTAAAGAAAACATCTCGAGCAAAATTGGTTTTCTAATTCATTTTTCGGGTAAAAATTTTCCCGGTAAAAAATTCCTATATTACTTTTTTGAATGATGCCTTATGATGCCTATAAATGTTATCTGTCTTTGAAAAATCATTTTACCAAAGACAGTTATGATTATCACAAGTATTGTGGTAAAAGTCGTGCAACCGTTCAATCGTTCTACAAACGTAAAGATCGTTTTTGGTTTGAGAAAGTTGCTCGTCAAAAAACAGATAAAGAAGTAGAAGAATTTTTTGTATCAAATTTCATTGCTTGCACTGATCCAAGCAAACTTTGGATTGGTGAAATGATACGTGAAGGTGATGATAGATACACTTCCTGGAAAAAAAGAACACAGTCACTTTCTTATGTGTTTAGAGAAGAAGTAGAATCTGTAATCCAAAATAAAAATATTGACCTAGTATTTCAAACCAGTAAAGGACATCCAATCATTCTTAAAAAGTATTTAAGTGGAGAAGTTTCCATAGAAACTATGGTAATTCTTGATAAAATTCTTGGATACGTGAATGATTTTAATAAAAATT